CACGTCATGGAGGACTGCATGGTGACGTGGCTTCGCGACGCGGGTTTCGATCTGCGCACGCGCAAGCCCGATGGCGGGCAGTTTGGCTTCTCCGACGCGCACGGTCGGCTGCGCGGTCACGTCGATGGCGTGATCGTCGGCGGGCCGGAGGGCTTCCGCTATCCCGCGCTGTGGGAGAACAAGTGCCTCGGCACGAAGTCGTGGCGCGAGCTGGAGAAGAACCGCCTCGCGGTGGCCAAGCCGGTGTACGCGGCGCAGGTGGCGCTGTATCAGGCGCATCTGCAATTGCACGAGCATCCGGCGCTGTTCATGGCGATCAATGCCGACACGATGGAAATCTACGTCGAGCTGGTGCCCTTCGACGCGGCTCTCGCTCAGCGCATGACCGACCGCGCGGTCAGGGTCATCTCGGCGACCGAAGCTGGAGAACTGCTGCCGCGAGGCTTCAACGATCCCACCCATTTCGAATGCCGCATGTGCGCGTGGCAAGACCGCTGCTGGAGGAC